ATCCACCCGGCCCCCCGGGGGGGGCGGTCCGCGGGGCGCGGGGGGCGGCGTTTCCCGCCGCACCCGCGACTGGGATAGCGTCGCGGCTGTCATCCGCCCGGCCTATGACCAGTCGGCAAGCACCGTCGGCGGCATCACCGAGGACGGCTACTGGGGTCCCCGCACGACGTCGGCGCTTCAGGAGGTGCTCGGCACGCCGATTGACGGCGTTGTGAGTTCCCAGGAGGTCGAAAACCGGTCGATCATGCCCGCCTGCACTGACGGGTGGGAGTGGGAGACTGATCCCGACGGGTCCGCCGTGATTGCCGCCATGCAGGCGCGCCTCGGCGTCACCAATGACGGGATCATGGGACCCGTCACGATCAACGCGCTTTCCGCGCGGTATGGAATCGAGGGTGACGGCGTTCTGTCTGACCCCTCACTCACTGTCGCGGCCATGCAGGCCGCCCTGAACAACGGAGGTTTCTGACTATGGCACCGCTCACCACCGCCGCCCTGATTGGCGCGCTCGTCCCCTTCCTGACCGCCGCGATCACGCGTGCGCACTGGGAGGCACAGACCAAGCGACTCGTTTTCATCGCCGCGTCCGTCGCCCTGACGCTCGTCGCATGGGGGGTCACCCGATTCCCTGACGCCGGGCGCGTCATCCTGACCGAGGCGGCTGGCGTGATCGCCGCCGGGCAGCTCGTCTATACGGCCCTGAAGCCCACCGGGCTGATTGACTGGTGGGAAAAGGCGACCAGCCCGACTAACACCGTCGAGGGCGGCGATCAGTGACGGGAGCAACTCACCCGGTCGTCGCGGTCATCACGGCACCGGAGGTAGTGGCAGCACTCATCAGTGTGATTGTTGCCATTTGTGGGACGATTGCGATCCAGCTGCGGGCGCTCCAGGAGCGCCTGAAACAGCGGCTCGATGACGTCCACGCTACCGCCGAGGCCGCCCGTGAGCAGGTGACGAATCACCACGGGTCGAACCTGCGCGACGACCTCGACGCGCTAGCTGCGCAGATGCGTGAGGGCCTGGCGGCGATTCAGTCCGCACAGAACCGCGCCGATGCGCGCGCCGAGATTGAGCGCAGCGAGCGCGTCAATGAGGTGCGTCTCATCCGCGAGGAGCTGGGGCGGATGCGCGAGGATATACAGGCACAGCGCGACACCCTCGCGGCGCACATGGTACACTAATCGCGTACTTTTCGTTTGTTCGCCACAAGGCCCCCACCTGGACCGTCCAGGTGGGGGCCTTTGTCTACGCGCTTAGCACGGGCAGGTGAAAACCATCAGCTTCACGGTGACGGCGTCCCCGTCGCGGTCGATCATGTAGAGGGCGGCCCGCCAGTGCGGTGTGGCGTCCTCGCGCGGGTCGGTGATCGCGGCGGCTCGTGGCTCGCCATTCGTGATTACCTGCTCGTCAAGGGTTGCGGCGAACGCATCGTAGTCGGCGGGCTCCATGTCGGCGACGAGGTGGGCGAGGTAGTCGCCGGTCAACGCGTCGGCGGGGACCGTGACGGTCACGGCCTGGACGGCCTTACCGATCAGGGATGCCAGTAGGGCGGTCCTCATGTTGTCGTCGAGGTCGCGGAGTTCGGTGTTTTCGGTCATTTCGGTCTTCTTTCGTGATTGGGCGGGGCTTGGATAGGTCAGAAGTCAAGGCTGCCGAGGATGCGCGACGCCTTGGAAAGCGTGATACCAGCCTCCTCGGCGAGCTGGGCCGTCGTCTTGCCCGCGTAGATTCCCGCGATCATCGCGCCCTCCAGGCGGGCGTCATCGTCGGTGAACTCGGCCAGGGGCGCGCATCCGCACGCGTAATCGACGGCGGCGGCCATAGGGCCGTATAGCATGACGTTCTTCTCGAACGTCGTCATCTTGCCGTGCTTAGCGAGGCGCTCCTCGATTTCGGTCGAGGCGTCGGTGATGACGGCGAGCTGCTTGGGGGTGAAGTCCTCGGCGGTGAGGTCAAAGAAGTCGCCGACCATCTTGATAACGGTCTCGGTGTTCATTGTTCGGTCCTTTCGGTCTGTCCCCTGTCCTTCAGGGGATGACCCCAGCATACACCGAGTGAATAGCGTTATACAACTAGGGAGGCGTGAGACTGTCGCCACATATTGCAGACTTGCATAGCGCGATGCATGGCCCTACTATCGGGATGCAATGCCACCTACCGAAGCGAGCAACCATGACCGGACAAACAATCTATGAGGGGATCACCCTCCACAACGGCGACTGCCGCGACATCATGCGGGAGATGCCCGCCGATCACTTCGACGCGGTTATCACTGACCCGCCGTATGGGATCGCGTTCAAGGGTGAGAAGTGGGACACGGCGACGCCGCGCGGGTTCCAATCGTGGTGTGAATCGTGGGCGGTCGAAGCCCTCCGAATCGTCAAGCCGGGCGGGTACCTGCTGGCGTTTTCCGCGCCGCGCACCTATCACAGGCTGGCCGCCGGGATCGAAGACGCCGGCTTCGAAATCAGGGACACAATGGCGTGGCTCCGCGCCGACGGGAAGGCGTCGGCGGTCGATCTGTCCGCGATGTTTGACCGATCGGCAGGAGTTCTCGACCAACGCGAAGGCCGCGACATCCGCGAATGGGCGGACAAAGCCACCGCGACGCGCATGTCCTCCCACAAGGTCTATGGTGCGGGCGAGCCGGTCACCGACGAAGCCAAGGCGTGGGCGGGGTGGGGCGTCGGGCTAAAACCCGCGTGGGAGCCTATCGTCGTCGCGCGCCGCCCCATCGAAGGCCGCCTGATCGACAACGCGCGCGCCTACGGGACCGGGGCAATGAACATCCGGTCAGCAATGGACGCCGTCGGCGGGTCCTACCCGCCTAACCTCATGGTCAGCGAAGCCGCGCTCGCGGCGGCGGTCGATCAGGGCGCGCCCGATCACGGCTGGCCGGTCTTCAAGTACCAGCCGAAGGCCCCGACGCACGAGCGCCCGAAGGTGGGGGGGGTACAGCATGTGACCGTGAAGCCCCTCGATCTTATGCGTTACCTGATCCGGCTTGTGGTGAGGCCGGGCGCGACGATCCTCGAGCCGTTCGCCGGGTCGGGGACGACACTACAGGCCGCCGCAATGGAGGGCGTGAACGCGGTCGGGTGTGAGCTCGACGCGCGCTATATCCCACTGATTCATGAGCGGTTCCGGCGCGGAATCGACGCGCCGCTAGACTTCCTCATCTAGCGGGAGCGCGGTGTTTTGCCGGTCGGTTAGTTTCGACTTGCGCACGCGCGTTCGGCGTGTATATACTGTAGCCGTGCATCACCGCCCCGCTACGTCGGGGCATGGGGGCCTCGCCTTTTCGGTCGGCGAGGCCCCCTTTCACTTTATGTATGCCACATCACTAAACATGCCTTGCATACGCCTATGCATAGGTGTATGCTGGTGTCATCGGGAGGAAAGGCCCCCCGAAGACCGAAAGGACCGAACAATGAACTCTCTCATCACCTCCGCCGATCAGCTCAACTGGATCACGCCCGACAAGCTGCCCGCCGACGATTGCAGGGGCGTCGACGTGGAGGGCGCATATGCGCTGGCCGTCATCGATGATGACAACCTCCTCGCAATCTACGTCGATGTCATTGACGGTGAGGTTCGCGTCACGATGGATCGTGTCGTCGGCGATGTTCGCTTCACGTCCGACGATCCGGGCGAGTGGACGGACATCGAGGCCGTCCTTCCCCGTCGCCTGTGGCCCGCGCAGGTGTGGGCGGGCTCCAAGTGGGCGGGTAAGGAACGCCCGACCTATCCGGCGATTGACGCGGCTATCGCCGCCGCGCTCGCCGACTACGAGGCCGACAGCGAGTGACAACCCCATCGCCCCCGGCCCGCCGCACAGGGCCGGGGGCACCCCATCGAAAGGACACCCATCATGGACCCCGATTTCCTGGCCTTCCAAGCCGCCAAAAAAGTAGCCGCCCGGTTCGTCGACGTCGTGCAACGGTCAACGCGCGCGGTTGCGGATGTCCGTGTCGCACGCAGCGCCGAGTTCCAGGGCGTGTGGGGCGTCGAACTCCACGCCCTGAAGCGTGATGACACCATTGACGCGGCAATGCTCATGAACGATGCCCGGTATATCGTCGTCAACGGCGACGACCTCGAAACGCACGGCTGCGTGGCGATCCGCGCCGAGGACGGCGCAATCGACCATGTGCCGTGCATCATTTCCTACCCGCTGGTCAGCAAGGAGGGACGCAAATGAACCCGCTCACCCCTATCCTCCTCATTGTGGGACTGCTCGTCGTCGCCGCGTCGGGTGGCCCCACCAACCCCGGGGGTTGGGACCCGTCCTGGGCGCTCCCCCTCGGTGCCGTGATCGCGCTCGCGGGCACGATCAGCCTAAGCCGGGACTGGCGACGCCTATCCAGGCAACATTCCGACCGGAAGGAAAGACCACATGACAGACAATGACCCCGCCGCGTTCGCGGCAGGCATCTACCCCGACGTGCCCGAGCTGGACTACCACTCGGGCCGTTTTGGCCCCCCCGGGTCGGTGTCATCGACGGAGGCTAAGCGCCTCCTCGATTGCCCGGCCCTTTACAAGTGGTCGAAAGAGAACCCGGCCCCCCCGAAGGCCGCGTTCGACTTCGGGCACACCGTCCACGGCATGGTCCTTGGTACCGGCCTGGACATCTACGTCCACGACCACGACAGCCTACGCACAAAGGCCGCGAAGGAAGACATCGCTGCGGCCCGTGAGCGCGGCCAGGTCCCCATGAGTCGCGCCGACTACGCGCGCGCCGAGGACGCCTACCAGGCGGTCATGAACCACCCCGCCGCCGCCGCCCTGTTCGCACAGGGCACGCCCGAGCAGTCGATCTACAGCGTAGACCGCGAAACCGGCCTATGGCTCCGAGGCCGGATCGACTGGACCACGCGCGACGCCGACGGGCGAACCGTGCTTGTGGACCTCAAAACCACGCGACAGCCGCGCCCAAAGTCATGGGCGCGCGACGCCGCGAACCTGGAATACGCGGTCCAGGCCGCTTGGTATCTGACCCAATGGAAGGCCGTCACAGGTGAGGACGCGGACTTCGTTCACGTCCTTGTCGGCGTGGACGCCCCCCACCTGGTCAGTGTCGTCCGCATGGACGAGTTCTTCCTCGCTTCCGGGTACGCGCGCATGCGCCGCGCACTAGACACCCTGAACATGTGCCAGGTGTTCAACACGTGGCCCGCCTACGGCGACGCGATCACCCAAATTACCCCTCCCGCCTGGTACGCGAACCAGGCAAACTGACCACATCGAAAGGACACAACAATGACCGACACCACTGCCGAAAAGAAGCCCGCCGCCCGCAAGACCACGCCCGCGCGAACCCCCGTCAGCATCGAGGCGCGCTTCGCCGCCGCCTGGGCGGACTGTGAAAACCCGCCGCTCGACGCGGCGAACCCGCACTTCAGGACACGCTTCGCATCCCTGAAGGCCACGCTCGGCGTGATCCGCGCCGCGTGCGCAAAGCACGGGCTCGCCTACCGACAGGCGATCCAGGCTCCCACCGGGGACACGCCGCCTATCCTCATCTCGTCGCTTGTGGACGCCGACGGAAACACTATGCCCCTCGGCGCGCTCATCGTTGACCGACCGGCAAACCCCCAGGCGTTCGGCGCGAACCTGACCTACGCGAAGCGCCAGCTCGCCCAGGTTGATTGGGGCATCACCGGCGACCCCGACGAAGACGGACGACCCGCAACCGCCGACGCGGCGAACACAGACGCGGCGACGACCGCCGTCACCCCCGAGCTGATCGCCGCTTGCACCGACAAGGAACAGCTCCGCGCGTGGTGGCAAGCGCACCCCGAGCTGCAGGACCTCATCAAGGCCCGCGTCACCGCCCTGAACGACGACGGCGGCGAACAGTGAACCGGGTGGTCAGATTCTTCACGGAGGGCGTCCCCGCCCCCGAAGGGTCACACAAGTACGTCGGTTACCGGGGCGGACGTCCCGTCGTCGCGCACGACAACCCACGGCTCGCCGGGTGGCGAACCATCGTCGCCCGCGACGCCAAAGCCGCCGCACTCGCGGTAGGATGGACACAACAGCATGACGGCCCGGTCGCCGTCGAAGCGCGCTTCTACCTACCGCGCCCAAAGCGCCCCCGGTTCTCTGACCACGCGGCCACCAAACCGGACCTCGACAAGCTGGCCCGCGCCGTCGGCGACGCGCTCGCGGCCCCCGGCGGTGTCCTGTCTGAGGACTCCCGCATCGTCACGTGGGTCCTGACCAAGTGGTGGGCACATGCCGATCAGAAGCCGGGCGTCCATGTCATCGTGACCGCCCTCGACGACTAGCCGCACGTCAAAGCGCCCCGCCGATCCTGACCAACAGGAAGGCGGGGCGCGCTGTCTAAACGGGCCGATACCATACGTCCGGCGGGCACCCGGGCTCGCCGCTACGGCACACGGCTTCGACCTCCTGGCCAGCCAGGTCGGCTATGTCATCGGCGTAGTCTTCGGCTATCTCATCGATGGTCGAAACCTGACCGTGTGCCGCCTGCTGCCCCATGATCCACGCGATGAGTGCCTGCTGCGCGCTGCTGAAACGGGCTAACGCGGCCCCGTCAAAATGGACTGTGTACCGCATGGTAAGTCACGCTTCGCGCGGGTCGGTCCGGTCGATCACGCCGACGACGGCGCGCCCGCCGACAGTGACGTTATTGAACATGCGCCGCGTCCGCGACGCGGGCCGCCCCCCCATGTACGCATCACACCGCGCGATGCCAGCCGGGATGCGGACGGACACGCGATTCACGTCGTCCTGCGTACCCTGTAGCGTGATCTCACGCCCGGCGTCCGTCCGGCACGTCACGCCCGGGTACACGTCCTCGGAATCGGAGGCGACATCGACGAGGCCGCCGCCCGGCTCCGGCGTCCACGACAGCGACCACTGCAGGCGGCTGTCCGCGCCTACCCACCCGGTCAGGACCGGGGGTGCGGGCTCGTTCGCCGCCGCGTTCGACGTGCGGGCCGCAGACCCGCCGGACATGACGAACAGAACGACGAGGGCAATCAGGATCAGCAGCCCAACGGCGGGGCGGATGACACGGTTCATGGGAGGGCCTTTCGGTGGGCTGGGCGGTGGCCCCACCCACGCGGGCAGGGCCACCGTTCGGTGAGATTAGGCGAGGTCCCCGAGGAGCTCCTGCGCCTTGGTCAGGTCGATCCCGGCGGCCTCGGCGAGGCGCTCCGTGAGTCGCCCACTGTACGCTCCGGCGATCAGGGCCGCCTCCAGGCGCTCATCGTCGCCGACGCACTTAGCGAGCGTCGTCTCATCATCGACGTACTGCACGATAGCCTCGAGCGGGGCGAGCATCATGACGCCGCGCTCCTCGTGGGTCATGTCGCCGTACTTAGCGATGATGCGCTCCTCGACGTCGATAGCGGCGGCGGTGATGATGCTGATCTGATCCTCGGTGAAGTCGGCGGCGAAGTCGCCGAGGTAGTCGCAGATGCCTTCGGTCGTGGTCGCGGTGTTCATGGTTTCGGTCCTTTCGGTCTTCGGGGGGCCTTTCCTCCCGATGACACCAGCATACACCTATGCGTAGGCGCATGCAAGGATAATGGCATGACGTGCGACACACCTACCCGCCCGCCTGTCACGCCACATGTCACGCGTGACGTCACGCGGGACATGCGCGTGACCGGGTGCGTGACATCGCGTGACATTGCAAAAAACGCGTGTGACACCGGGGCAAAAATCGCGTGACATCGGGCGTGACATCCGAGTTGGAAAACCGCGTCAAATATGCCAGGAAATATACCAGCCCGCCCCGCCGAACCGCGCAGCTCCGCCAAAAAGTGCGCACGCGCCCGATCCTCATTGTCACGCCCGCGTCACGCGTGACATATGTGTGTGACATGGGCGTGACGTCACGCGGGACATGCGCGCAAGGATGAAGGAGGAAGGAGTAGATAAAGGATGAAGGATAGAATCACGTCGGCGACGCTCACGCGTCACCGACTGGCGCGCAACCAGCTTGCAGTTGACGCGCCCCCCCCCAGCCGCTAGCATATAGCTAGTGACGCACCGCCCGACCGAAAGGCACACACACATGCCCCCCTTCAAGCGCCCCGGCAGATACGCCGCCCTCGCAGGCGGCTACTACGATGACCCAGCCGTCATCGCCGCCGGACCCGACGCCGAGCTCCTGTACATCCGCCTCCTGTCGTGGTGTGCCTTGCACCCCGAAACCGACGGCGCGGTCCCCGTCGAGGTCGCAACCAGCCGCCTCGGCCTAACCGACGCCGCCGCCCGCCTCGACGCCCTCACCACCCACGGCCTCGTCACCGCCGACGCGACCACAATCACCGTGACGTCGTGGACCCGATGGAACGGCACCTGGGGGGACATCACCGCGAAAAGCGACGCCCGCAAAGCCGCCGCCCGCGAACGCAAAGCCCGCCAACGCGCCCGCGCCGCACAGCAAGACACCGCCGAACCCGCGCCCGCGCCGGACCCCACACCGACCGCGACAGACGACGACAGTGTCCTCGACGCGGTCATAGTCACGCCCGAACCGACAAACGTTCGCCGCGACGTCGAGTCGGTTTGCTATCACATGGCTAACTCCGTCTGTGAACGCACCGGACGCCGCCCCCGCATCACGAAGAAGTGGCTCGATTCCGCACGACTCATGATCGACCGCGACGGGCGCACACCCGATCAGATTCACGCCGCAATCGACTGGGTCCACAATTCCGAGTTCTGGCGAGCCAACATCCTAAGCATCCCCAAGCTCCGCGAAAAGTGGGACACCCTGAAACTACAAGCCGAACGCGGGCAGCGCCCGCACGTCACCCGCGCCGAAGAGTTCCGCGCCCGACAGCGCGCTAAGGCCGACGAAATTGACGCCACCTGGGCCGCACAAGCACAGATGATTGCCATTGAGGGGGGCAGCCAATGACAACGCTCGGCAGCCTGTTCACCGGATATGGTGGCCTGGACATGGGCGTCATGACCGCGCTCGATCCGTCCGCGCGGGTCGCGTGGACAAGCGACATCGAGGTCGGCCCGTGCAAACTCGCAGCCACGCGGTGGCCCGACACACCCAATCTCGGTGACATCACAGCCATTGACTGGGCTAACGCGGAGCCCGTTGACATCATTTGCGGTGGGTCACCCTGTCAGGACCTAAGCGTCGCCGGAAAGCGGGCAGGCATGGCCCCCGGTACACGGTCGGGCCTATGGGAGTCAATGTTCGCCGCAATCAAGACAATCCGTCCCCGCCTAGTGGTGTGGGAAAACGTGCAAGGAGCGCTAAGTGCGAGGTCCAATAGCTCAGTGGAACCCCGACCGGGAATGCTGGGAAACGAACCAGCTCGACCTACTGTCCGGGCAGCCGGACGTGTGGTCGGAGACCTGGCCACAATCGGGTATGACGCATGCTGGCACGTTGTACGCGCTGCCGACGCCGGAGCTCCCCACCGACGCGCACGCCTATTCGTTATTGGCTACCCCCACGGCGAACCTTGGGGCCTGCGGGGGGCCACAGGACCCAGCAAAGCGGCGTGCGGGCGGACACTCAGTCACCCTTCAAGACCAGGTATCGGCGATGACCAGCACGTGACCGGCGCGCTGTTGCCGACGCCGCAGGCCACCAACGCGGCGCGCTCATCCGCCGGCTACGGGCCGAACCTCCACGAGATAGCCACGAGCGCCGACCTGACGGCGTTCGGTCCCTACGCGGAGGCAATCGCCCGATGGGAAACCATCACCGGGCGCGAAGCGCCGCCGCCGTCAACGGCATCACGCCGCCCCGGCGGAAACCCGCAGCTATCCGTTCGGTTCGTCGAGTGGCTTATGGGCCTTCCCGACGGACATGTCACCGGCGCGGACCTATCCCTACCCCGTGAACAGCAGCTAAGGCTCCTCGGTAACGGAGTCGTCCCACAGCAGGCCACATTGGCAGTGCGCACACTCACAGAAACAGCCCTACGATTCGGAGCAACATCATGATTACCGGACGCGGCATGCAAGCCTTCCTCGAGCACCTGGAGGACGCCGGGGTCCTCATCCCCAAGCCCGGCCAGCTACAGACGTGGGGCGGAAAGATCAGCCGCAAGTTCCCCGACGCAACAGACGCCGACCTCGCCCGCGCCGCCGACGTCCTCGACGAAACCCCGGGCTTTGTACGCCTCGGTGACCTAGTGGACTTCCTGAAGGGCAAACGCCCTGAAGTTGAACGGATCGACCGCGCGAACCGACTGAACCTCGTGACCATGCCCGCTAACGGCGGCGACCTATACCCCGACGGTGACCTCGATCCATCCGAGTACGTCGCGTGGCTACGCGCAGCCCAGGCGTTCGCTATGGACGCTCATCCCGACATGACGCCCGCGCAGATCAACGCCGCCGCCCGCCAACGCGGCTATGACGCCGCAGGCGTCCCCGCCCCCCCCCCCCCCAGTACCACACCCCGCCCACC